AATTAATAAAACAAAAATGGCCTGAATGTGTGGTTATTTATGGTGGACAGATGCCACCACGTTCTAACAATACTCGATGGGTTAGAAGAAATCCATCAATATATGATTTTTTTAAAGACCGTCCATATGTAGATATTATAGCACATCATGAAGGAGAAGAAACCATAAAAGAAACTATGTTGGAATTATTAAACGATACTCCTGATTTAAGTAAGGTTTTAAGTATTTCATATAAAAATGAAGATTTGACCACAAGTATAAATCAGCAACGAGATAGAGTTAAAGATTTAAATGAAATGCCAAGTCCTTACTTGGATGGGACATTTGATAAATTAATTTCCAATAAACCTAAACACATACGAAAATTTAAAATGACGCTTGAACCATCAAGAGGATGTCCTTATGCTTGTACATTCTGTGAAATTGGTGATACACTTTATACTAAAATAGAAAGACATTCTATTGAAAAAATATGTGCCGAATTAGATTGGGCATCGGAAAACAAAATAGAATTCATAGATTGTGCAGATAGTAATTTTGGGTTGTTTCCAGAACACAAGGAAATGGTCGAGTACATGGGTAAGAAAAAAAGAGAAACTGGATATCCAATTAGATTTTCAGTATCTTGGTCAAAAGGACATGCTGATAGAGTTATGGATATTGCTAAAATAATGCAAGAAGAAGAACTCGATAAGACAGGTGTAACTATAGCATTACAATCAATGAATCCCGATACACTTAAAGCGGTGAAGCGAAAGAATATTGATAATGGAAAATTGGCAGAATTTTTAAAAAAATACGAGTTAGATGAACTTGATACTTATGTAGAATTAGTAATGGGTTTACCATTAGAAACATTAGATACTTGGATTGATGGATTGTGTTATTTAATGGAGATAGGTTTACATACTTCAGCAAAAATGTTTCCTTGTGCAGCATTACCAAACACTCCAATAGCAGAAAAAGAATATGGTGAATTGTATGGTATTCAGTATGCACAAATATATGAATCAAATCATACACCATTTAATCCTGTAGCTCAAAGTGGTGGTTGGGATATTGTAATTGGAACAAAGTCTATGCCACACGAAGATTGGAAACAGGCATATATGTTCAAGTGGTTAGTAGGTGGTTTTCATTGGTTAGGAATGACTCAATCTATTAGTAGATATTTGAGAAATATGAATGATGTTTCGTATAGAGATTTTTATTACAATTTATTAAAATTTGCACAAGAAAATGAGAATACATTCATTGGTTCAGAATTAAAGATAACATTAGATAGTTTAGAATATGCGATAGCAAATCAATTCTCATTAGGTAGGGTTATTAAAGAAGTAGATGAGGATAAAGATAAAAATCAACTTATTTGGGATTATGATGAAGCAACTGCAATACAAATAACTTTAGGGAATAATAGAGAAATATTTTATAAAGAACTTAGGGTTTTCTTAAAAGACTATTTAGATCAATCGTTTTTTGACGAACTTTGGGATGATCTTGTTCTGTATCAATCTAATTCTATAATAAATCCATTTGATGAATATCCATTTGTAAAAGAATTTGATTATAATATTCATAGTTGTACTATGGGAACTTCTAATGTATTAAAAAATGGTGGATATAAAATTGAATTTAATCAAAGTTGGGCAGACAATCCTAAAAATAAAAAAGGATACTTTGGAGATAAGTTTCAATTTGCCTGTGAAAAATTATGGTGGTTAAGAAATCGTGGTGAGTATAAGGCAAAGATACGGGAGGTATAAGTGAACGATATAGTAAAGATACCATCAAAATGGAATCGTATCTTTAGAAAAGAAGTTATACGGTTATTATTGAAAAAAAATATTATTGATAAGGGGTTTTCTGATTTAGAAAATTTACATAATCAGATTGATATTAAATTATTTGACTATGTTGTTAGGGAAAAAGAAAATGAATTACAGCATATATTTTATGAAACCGATGATAAATTTATATCTATTTATCACGAATTTTTAAATGAATTAAAAAATTATTTAAAGTTTGATTTCTACTTTCAATCAACTCCAACCGTAAGATTTCATGCACCAAAATCAAAAAATGAATTTAAATTTCCTGAATTTCACTCGGATATACAATATGGTCATCCACCACAAGAAAATAATATTTGGATGTCCTTAACTGAAAATAAACATTCTAATTTTTATGTTATAGACAAGGAAAAAAGTATTTCTTGGTTAAAAGAATACGAATCGGATTGGAATGTTTTTTCTAAAGTTGCATATGAAACAAGAAATATAAATTCTGATTTTAATAAAAAAGGATTAAAATTATCAACTGAGATACCATCAACACTTGATAATGTTTTTATGTTTGATTCATCTTGTATTCATGCAGGTACACCACGAACCGAGGAAACAAGAGTTTCGATAGATATAAGAATTAATTCAGTAGATAAATTTGTTGATGGTTATATGGGATTTGGTGTGGTAAAACCACAGTTTAAGCCAGGTGGAAGATTTGGTTATGATGAAAAATCAATTGGAGAGTTATATGAAAACAATAGAATTTGATGTAAACAAATATAGATTTAGAAATTTAGTTTCTGATGTATTTCATACAGAAGAATTAGAAAAGATACACGAGGTAAGAAAAGATTTACTACCAACTGAATCTCTTAATCTTTATACCGAAAGTTCTACTGAATTTCATAATACATTTTATACTAAATTAAATGATAATTGGACAGAATTTTATAAATTGTATGATGGTTTTATTCACAACGAAGTAACTAAATTGTTTGATGAACCATTTCATTATCAGAAGTGGCCTACATTTAGAGTACATATTCCCAATGACCAAGCAATTCACACATTTCATTCTGATGGTGATCCTTTACATAAACATCCACCTGGTGAGGTAAATTTCTTTTTGCCATTGACGAAGTGTTATGGAACTAATACAATATGGGTAGAAAGTGAACCTATGAAGTTAGATTTTAAACCATTTGAATTAGAATATGGACAATATCGTATGTTTAATGGTAATAAATGTACACATGGAAATAAACCTAACAAGACATCTTTGACAAGAATTAGTTTTGATTTTAGAGTTATTCCATTATCAAAGTATAATCCAAATTGGAATACCAATTCTCCCACATCCAATACAAAATTTGTACTTGGTCATTATTATACAAATCTAAAACACTAAATAACTTCTAATATTTTTGTTTCTTTATATTTATTAGTGAATCATTATATCTAAAAGGAGTTTGCATATGATTAAATTGAAAGATTTATTAAACGAAGGAGTTCGAGATCCAGGTATCTTTAAGGGTATCTTCTTGGCAGGTGGTCCTGGTAGTGGTAAATCCTATGTTGCACATAATTTATTTGGTATACCTGAAAAAGTTAATGTATCGAAATACGGATTAAAGATGGTCAATCAAGACCAAGAATTAGAATCACTCTTAAAAAAATATTATGGGCAGGATTCATCCGTAGATTATCTTAACATTCAGGCATTTCCTGACGATTTATTCAAACAACTTACAGATCCAGACCACTCTGATTATAGTGGATTGAGAGGTTATGCTAAAACATTAAATAGACAGAGAATGAAACAATATTTAAAAGGTCGTTTGGGTGTTATTGTTGATGGAACTGGACATAAATTTAAAAGTGTGAAGAAAAAAAGACAAGAATTGATAGATTATGGGTATGATACTTATATGGTTTTCGTAACGACCTCATTGGAAGTGGCACAGGAACGAAACGAAACAAGACCACGAGTATTACCTAAAGATGTAGTAGAGAATAGTTGGAAAGATGTACAGAAAAATATGGCATTCTTTCAAGGGTTGTTCGGTGGTAGTAACTTTCTAATTGTGGATAATAATGAACATTTAGATCCTGAAACTGCGAAAAAGAAATTTAAAATGTTAGTTGGCCAAGGAATTAATAAGTTTATGAAAAAGAAAGTTAAAAGTAAAATAGCAAAAAAGTGGATTAAACAACAAAATTTAGTTCCAAAACAAGATTTAAAACAAATGTTAGGAAAATAATATGGCATATATAATAGTAGAACCTTGTGTGGGTACTTGTGATACCGCATGTGTAGAAGTTTGTCCTGTTGATTGTATTCACGGACCCGATGATAAAGAAGGTAGAGGAGACGAAGCAAAGGCAGACGGATTTAATCCTGACGGAAAACAACTTTACATCGATCCAGAAGAATGTATTGATTGTGGAGCCTGTGAGCCCGAATGTCCTGTTGAGGCGATATTCGAAGAATCAGAAGTTCCTGCAGAATGGGAAAAGTATACAAAATTAAATTATGATTTTTTTGAAAGAGAGATGAGTTGATTATAGGAAACAGAGGAGAAATAAGATGATACCAAATATTGGAGTATTCGCGGAATATGGTGCAATAGGTATAATTATTATTTTGTTCATCGGGATGTTAAAGTTTTTACAAACTTCTTTAACTACGAAATTGGGTGCAGTTGAGGGCATTTGTGTAAAACTTATAGATAGATGGAATAGAAGTGATGAAACTCGTGACAGACGCCACGAACAATTACTTGAGCAAATTAATAGAATTACAGATGACTTAAATTACTTAAAGGGTAAAAGTAACGGAAAGTGAGTAATCACCTAAAGGAACAGAATGTAAGTTATTTAAAACATTGGTGTAGAGCAATGAAAATAAGTGGTGCACTTTTTATTCACGCTTTCCTACCAAATGTGTTGAGTGATTATGCAAGTAAAGAGATATGTGATGATTAAATTAAAAAATTTATTAAACGAAACCATGTATGGTTCAAACTTGAACGACAAGTGGTATCCTGCACACACAAAGGATGCATTATCTTGGACACTTACACAAGACTATGTTCCACTTTACCCAAAGACAATGGAACAAATAATTGGTAAGATACCGATAAACTCATTTCATGTTACAGGACCTTATCATATAAAAACCTTAAAGGATGTATTGGGTAAGAAAAAATCAATATCTACATTTACCAAGGCAAATAAATCCTCTCCGTTAGCGAAAGGAAAAGGTATACAAAC